GGCCGGGGCGGTGCTGCGCGGGGCGACGCATGTGTACAAGTCCTCCCAGACTCGTTCGTACTCCAGGCCCCGCGCCTAGATCACAGTGCAACACAAAAGTCACGGGGTGTTCCCCCCGCTCCCTTGCGCCGGGTCGTCCGGGTCCTCCCCGTCGTCGTCTTGCGGGTCGTCGTCACCGGCGGGGGGCAGGATGACGGGCGGTGTGTCGGGCTCGTCGGCGGCGCGGCGGCCGAGGAACGCGGCGACTTCGTCGGGGTTGCCGAGGGCGTCGGCCAGGTCCCGGGCGGCGGCGAAGGAGCGGGCGTCGATCCGCTCCAACTCCTTCTCGGAGTCCTCGATCGGGAAGCCGGCCTCCATGAGCATGCGGATGCCGGTCTCCTTGGAGATGACGCCCTTCTCCACGCCCAGGGTGACCTGCTCGAGGACACCGGCCTTGTCGGTGGGCTTGTACGGGCCGAACACCAGCTTCGCGGGCTGGACGGTGATCCCGGCCCAGTCGGGGTGCTGCCCGGCCAGGTGGAGACGCTGCACGAACTTCAGCAGCAGCTGGTACTTGTGGTCGCGTGCGAGCCGCATGCCACCGATGAGGGAGTCGAGCGGCCCCAGCGAGATGTCCAAGGCGTAGCCGGACGGCGCCTTGGACGGGTCGACGGTGCCGAGGGCGACCGCGGGGAGGCGGGAGACCTTGGCCGCGCGGTCCTCGAGGTCGTGGACGTGCTCGCGGAGTTCCCGCAGGGCGGAGGAGGTGTCGACGGCGCTGAGCTTGCCGGTGTCGCCCAGTTTCCACACAGCGCCGGGTTCGACGGCCATCTGGGCGCGGGAGTCGTTGACGCCGGAGATGGCGACCATGGGCAGGCCGGTGGTGGCAGAGGCGCGGGAGGAGTCGGTGTCGGATGACGCGAGCTCGTCGAACACCTGGAGCACCTTGGCCAGGGACGACTGCCCCCAGTGCTCTTCAGCGGGCGGGACGGTGTTCGGGACGTGGATCACCGGAACGAAGTCCAGCAGGAGGTCGAGGTGGTCGAGGACTTCGCCGTCTGAGCGGGTCGCGAAGCTGGCCTTGTCGAGGGGGAGGGAGTCGACGTCGACCTGGCCTTTGAGGTCCTCGAGGTTCCAGGTGGCGTCGGTGAGGTAGCAGGTGACGGTGCTGGGCTGGTCGTTCCACGGGTACACGCGCGTGACGGTGCCGGAGTCCGGGTCCACGGCGTCGCCCTGCCCGAGGACCGGGACGAGGTTGCCGTCCGGGCCTTCGACGGTGAGGGGTGCCCGGATGGCGCGGCCGTCTTCGCTGATGCCGGCGGCGGTGGCCGCTCCGATCGGGGCGAGTTCGTAGGTGATGCGCCGGATGCGGGCCTTCAACTCGCGCCGTGGGTCCTCGGGGAGCTCCCACGCGAAGTGGACGCGGGTGGGGAACTCGCCGCCGTCGTCGTCCTCCCCGATCACCGGGAAGTAGAAGCCGGGGTCTATGGAGCGGACGGTGGCGCGCTGCTTGGCGGGGTCCCAGGCGAGGCGGTACACGCCGTCCCCGAGCGCGACGGCCTTGCGTTCGGTCTGCTGCACGCGCATGGGCAGCAGTTCGTCCTCCGCCCAGTCCCGCAGCAGGGTTTGGACACGTTCGGCGAGGGCGGTGTCGCTGTCGGGGTCCTCGGCGCCGGGCACGGTGATGGTCTGCTCCCGGCCGAGCACGTGCGACATGATCGCGTCGATGAACAGGGACGGGTCGCCGAACTCGCGCTTCTCCCGCGCGGTGGGCCCGTCGGTCACTTCGGTGAGTTCGGCGGCCTGGTTGTTGTCGTAGGCGGCGAGCAGCTTGTACGCGGCGAGGCGGCGTTCAGCGTCGGCGGGGACCCAGGTGGCGCGGGCTTCGGGGAAGGCGCGGCGGTGGGGCATGCCGCGTGCGTCGGAGTAGATCGGCTTGTAGTTCAGCCAGGACCACGCGTCGATGGTGACGCGCTTGAGGCCGGACATGAGGCCCACCGCTTGCTCCCCTGTTCAGGCCCCGCGCCTGATCATCAGGGTACGGGCGGGAGGGGGTTCGGTTCCCCCGGCATCGGCCGAGGGCTCAGGGAGCCGTGCGACGTTCGAGAGCCGTCGGTCCGTCACTTCACACGAACGGGTGACGAATCGAGGGAACGCGAGCCGACATTCCGCGTGATGAGCGGGTGTTGCCGGGATTTCCCGCCTTCGAGGTCCGGAGGTGTGCTTCGGAGGCCGTAGACTCTCCATCGGGTGTTCGTTATCGACCTGTTCACCACCTTGCCTCCGGCAGCCTAGGCCCGGAGGAAGAGGCTCTCCGGGCTATTGGCAGAGCCGACGAGAGGTGACCATGCACAACGAACAGCCGGACTGGAACTACTGGTGCTTCATCACCAGCCTCCTGGACCTCTACCTCCAGTTGGCGGCGCACCTGTAGCCCCAAGCCCGGCAGCCCGATAAGGAAGCAGACCGCCTCCCAGCCAGGGGGGCGGTTCTGTTTTGCCCGGCGCCCAATGCATCTGGAGATGCGTTGACGCCTCAGCCAATGTACATCGGTTTCGCTCTTTAGCCGAACCAGCAGAACCCAAATCAGCGACCGTGAGCAAAGTTGCTAGCGGCCAACTTTGCGGCAACTTTCAAATCGTCAGATCAGCGATCTAGCAGATGGAGCTTCTACTCCGCCCTGCTAGTGACCTGCGGTGATGCGTGTGTGCTTGTTGCGCTGCGGGATGGATCTGCCATCTTCGTTGGGTGTCAGCGAGGCTGGGAGCGGCGATGTGTGGGCCACTGCCCGCTGTCTGCTAGCGACGTCCGCGCAGACGGTTGTCACTGTAGTGCTGGCTGCCGAGGCCCTCCTGTGCTGGGTCTGCCAGTTCGGTCATGGCGTGGACGTAGGCGTCCATGCGGTCTGGGGAGTCCATGCCGGGCAGCCAGGTGATGAGCTGGCCTTCGAGCCTGGGGAACTCGCCAATGTGGTGGATGAGGCCTTGTGCGGCCAGCTGGGCGATCGGCTCAGCGCGCAGCTTTTTGCCCTGCTTGGCGTGTACGGGGATGATCCGCGGCATGAGCAGGCCGTTGGTCTCTCCGTTGCGTTCGAGGTCCTTCCATGCCTGGCGGATGATCTGTGCGGACTGGTCGCCGCCGAAGTTGTCCTCCACAACGAACGCGTCCGCTTGGAGTTCGATGGCGAGGCGGCAGGCTTCGTGGCCCCAGATGTCGGCGCCCATGTTGCGGGAGCGGTCGGCGAGTGCGTACAGCTGCCCGTCGGCGGTGCGGCCGGCGCCGATGATGCCGGTTTCGTCGTGGGTGTCGCCTTCACCTCCGGCTTGGTCGACGGCGACGATGCTGCGGGTGAGGTCGACACCGCGGAACGCCATGGGGGTAATGCGGTTGTCGGTGATCCAGGGCCACTTCCACACGCCGCCCTCGAGGGGGCGTGGCTTTTGCATGTAGAGGGACCACCAGACGCGCTCACCTACAGCCCTGCGGAACTTGTTGAGGGTGCGCCGGTTGAACCGTGTGGGCCACAGGGCGGCACCGATCGGCCGGCCTAGGGGATCGTCCTCGGTGTCACAGATCGCAGGAAGATCCAGCTTGATCCAGTCGTCGGCGTCTTCGCCTTCAAGGAGTCGCCCGGCGAGGTCTTGCTCGTGCCACCGGGTCTGGATGACCAGGATGCTCCCCGTCGGCTCCAGGCGAGTGTTGATCACGGCGGTCCACCAGGACCACAGGCGGCGCCGCAAGGTCGGAGACTCGGCGTCAGCAGCATCCTTGATCGGATCGTCGACGATGGCAAGGTGGGCGCCCTTGCCGGTAAGGCCTCCTCCCACGCCGGCGGCAACGAGACCACCGCGGAGTCGTTTGCCGGTAACCGGGTCGGCGAGGTCGAAGCGGGCGGCGGCCTTGGACCCGGCGTGCAAGGCGAGCCCGATATAGGGGCCGTAGGTGTTGATCGCGTCGCGGATCCAGCGGGAGTGTTCTTCGGCAAGGTCGGCACCGTAGGAGGCGATCATGACGCGGTGGTTGGGGTGCTGCGCCAGATACCACAGGGGCGCCCAGCGGGCGGCTCGCTGACTCTTCCCGTGCCTAGGCGGCATCGTGATGAGCGCCTTGATCGATTCCCCTCGGGCCATTCGCTGGAAGAGCTGGTCGATCAGAGCGAGGTGAGGCGCTTGCATCTCCGCGCCCTCGGTGAGAGTCACGGCCATGGACCCGGGTGAACGTTTGAGGGCCATGTCGTATTCGACGGCGGCCAGAGCAGTGCGCAGTTCAGGGCTGGCATGACGAGCGATCTTGCGGCGTTCGGCGCGGCTCATAGCGCGGTATGCGGCCAGCAGCCGGGCCTGAGCTTCCGCCTCGGCGGAGCCGTCGTGGCGGTCAGGCTCCGTCGTGGTGAGCGTCGCCATCCCCGTCCTCGTCTTCTTCCTGGTAGCGGAGGTCGTCGTCGGTGTCCTGATCGCCGGAGTCAGGCTCACCAGCCCGCATGATCAGCGTGTTCAGCTCGGCCAGGTTGGCGTGGTCGAGCCGTACCGCTCCCCCACCGGGTCCGGACACTTCGGCGCGCACCGGCATGTCGAGGCCGTTGAGTTTGGCGCGGCGGTCCATGAGGCGGAGGACGGTGTCGACGGCCCGCATGTCGAGGGCGTGGTCGATGACGTTGCCTTCTTTGTCGAAGACCGGGGTGGGCTCGGTGGCGCGGGGCCAGGCGGCTTCGAGGAGGGCGTCGAGGCGTTCGTTTTCCTGCTGTCGGTAAATGCCGACTTCGGCGGCTTCCGCAGCGCGGTGGGCTTCGAGGGCGCGGTGGAGGTCTTTGCGGGCGGCGTCGGGGCTGCTGTAGCCGAGGGCTTCGACGCGTTCGTCGTCGTAGCGGACGCCTTGCCTGCGTAGTTGGAGGAGCTTGGTGCGGCGTACGGCGACTTCGTCGAGCTTGAGTTTGGACCAGGCCATGGCGGTGGGGCTCCCGCTTGTGTGGTTGTGAGGCCCCGCGCCTAGTCGGATGATCGCCGATTTCGGGCGGAAGGTTCCCCCGGGTCGGGGACGGGTGTGCGACAGCCCCGCTACCCAAGGG